ATTTACTTTCTTGATAAAATAAACCCCATAATACCCATGAGTATATAACCAATCTTACCTTTCTTTTCCGGTTCCGGTTCCGGTACCTTCACCGCTTTCAGATCATCTACCAACGATTTAAACTTTTCTTCGCTCACGTTCACGTCTCCCTCGGCAAGGTATTCTATACGTCTTCCCATTAGATATGCATATAGGGATGACATTTATATCTACTTATATTATTTTCTTGTACTCCGTCGTTTAGCAACCTGTGCCCGAGTTCGGTTCTTAGACCTCAACTTTTTAGTGCGTGGAGCGACCCGACCCTGTGGTTGTGTAGCCCGTGGAGTCGCGCGAGCGCCAACCGCTGTTTTCTCGGTATAACGAACCGCACTCTTTGATCGTTTTTGGGCATTAGCGATGACCTTTGACGGTTCTTCACCTCTATTCAATCTCCGCATAAACTCCTGTCTATTCTTTCTTTCAAGACCCGTCATACCCTGTAACATTCTTGCGGTATTTCCTCTTAATTTACCCTGCTTCTGTTTCTCATAATCACGGGTCTTACGTTCCTGTTCCTTACGCTGCTGCGACTGTTGTCGTTCTCTCTCTTTACGCTCGGATTCAAGACGCTGCTTGGCTGTTCGGTCACGCTGTAACTTGTCGGCATTTCTCAATACTATCTTACTATTCTCGCCACCTGTAATTCTATCCATGAAACGCTTTCTATTATCGCGACCTAATCTGTCCATAGATTGAAGCTTTGTGGCAGTTTCTTTGGTTTTCTTATCTCCCGCATCTCTTTTCGCCTTAATGTCTTTCGCAAGTTCCGCGCGCCTTTTACCGACATCATTTGCCATCTTCATCACAAAGCGAAGCTGACCCCGGCGCTTATCTTCCGCTATTGGCGCCTTTTCAATCTCCTTGCGGAGTTTTGATTTTTCATCAAGGAGGCGGTCAAGTCTTTGAAGTTCTTGAGGTGTATCCGCCTTACGCACCGCATCTTCCCACCCACGTCTCCACTGACCAAATGTACCCGGAATTTCACGGATGATCTTGTCAAGCATGGGCTTCTTATCTGTCACTTTCTTGCGGGCGTCATTAAAGATGGTCTTGTTCTTTGAATTATTCCATCTCTTCATGAAAACCTTGAGATTGGAACCCTGTAAACCAATCTTCTTGAGTTTCCATTCAACACCATTTCTTATCTTTTTGGCCGAATCCTTTCTGTCTGCATTAAGAGCTTGAGCATTGGCTAATATCTTTGAAGCTGAAGATCCATTAGCGGCTAAACGATTCATGAATTTCTTTCGGTTCTCACGCTCAAGTGAAGTGAGACCCTGAAGTCTAGTGGCAATTCGCTTTGTTTCGCGGTTACGGCTTTTCCTTTTAGCCTCTTCAAACTTCTTTTTGGCTTCTTCAGCTTTCTTCTTATCTTCAATCATTTTCTTTTCCATCTCCTCCTTCTTCTTCTGTCTAGCCTGCTCATCCTTTCTCTCCTTGTTGAGAGCCGTAGCATTAGCCACAACCTTTTGAGCACCATTTTTAGAAAGCCTGTTCATAAACTTCTTTCTATTCACCCGTTCAAGGGAAGAAAGGCCTTGAAGTTTAGTAGCAACACTCTTTATCTCAAGATTTCTACTCTTCTTTTTGGCTTCTTCAGCCTTCCTCTTATCTTCTTCAGCCTTCTTTATGGCTTCTTCAGCCTTCCTCTTATCTTCTTCGGCCTTCTTCTGTCTATCCTGTTCGGCCTTCTTCTGTCTAGCTTGTTCAGCCTTTCTCTCCCTGTTGAGAGCTGTAGCATTGGCCACAACCTTTTTAGCGCCATTTTTGGAAAGCCTGGCCATAAACCTCTTTCGGTTTTCTCTCTCGATACTGGTGAGACTCTGGAGCTGGGAAGCCACATTCTTCATTTCCTGTTCTTTCATCTTCTTAACTCGCAAAGCATTGGCATTCCTTTTCTTTTGTGCTTCTTCTTCAAGGCGTTTCTTCTCCGCCGCTATTTTTCGCGCACTTTCCTCCTCTCTCCTCACCTTCTTTCTTTCATCATCGAGAGCCGTAGCATTAGAGATAACTTGTCGCGGTCCATTCTTGTTGAGGCGCCCCATAAACATCTTCCGGTTATTACGTGTCAGATTTGTCAGGGTTCGCAGAGATTCCGCAGTGTTCTTATACATTTTGTCTCTGGCGTTTTTCGCCTTCTTTTTATTTTCAATGAGTTTTTCGGCTTTACGTTTAGCTTCTTCTTCAAGTTTAGCCTTCAAACGTTTTGCACCCGCATTTTTTTCTTTAGCCTGCTTGAGAACTGTATTGAGAGTGGTTGGTCTCTCCTTCAGACTGTTTATGTATTTTTTACGGTCTTCATTTGTGAGATTTGTAAGATTTTGAAGTGCCGAAGAAAGCGTCTGGAGATTCTGTTCAAGTTTCTTCTTAGCTTCTTCTTCCTTCTTTATCCGATTGGCTTCTTGTTGTTGAGCAAATCTTTCCTCTTCACGCTTAATCGCATTGATGTTGGCATTCACAAGCTTCTTAATCTCGGTTAGATTGGATCTTGGTGCCTTGACCTTTGCAATATAATTCTTCTGTTTATCTCTCGGAATCTTTGTGTTACGAATATACTTGTAGAACGCAGCCTTTTCGGATTTTTGTTTCTCATTTTCTCCACTAGACTGGGTCATTAAAGCCGCGAGAGTACCCTTTTCGGCGGCGAGTTCACGTTTATAGTATTCAACTCTATTAACTGTGAGGTCCTTCAGACCCTTCAAGTGGCTTTCAAGACGCAATCCATTCTTGATTTTGGCTTCGGCAATCTTACGAATTTCTTCCTCTTTCCTGAGACGTTCCGCTTCAGCTCTCTTATTCTTAACACCCTTGTTCAAAGCACGAGCCTCATTCTTGAGTTCATTTACGTTAATTGAATTATTCGTAATCCTTGCAAGTAATTTTTGTTTGTTTTGTGGAGTTACATTATTCAAAGTATTCAAGAATACCCGAAGTTCTGTCTTCTTACCCGCAATTTTCTGTTCCCTGTTTTCAATTCGAGCATTAAGCATTTTTACCTCCTTCTTTATACTATTGAGATCGGTGTTAAGGTTAATTCGATTGATGAATGAATTTTTATTTGCACTGGAAATTCTCATATTTTTCATGAACGCACGGAGATTATCCTTCTTCTTATCAATAGCTTTAGCATTGAGTTCTTCCCTAGCCTTTTTGGCGTTAGCCTTAAGACTGTTTGATGTACCCTTTCCGGTATCAAACTTATTCATGTAGGGTGTAGCATTTATACCCAATCCGTTGATATATTGGTAAAGATTTCTTCTCTGTTCGGCTTTATTTTTTGCAGCCGTATTTATTTCTGAAGCTCTATTCTTGAGAGTATTCAGATTTGCGGTTTCGCTGTCATATTCTTTGAGAATTTTCTTTTTACCCGCATTGGTGAGATTTTGAAGAGTATTCATAAACTCAACTAGTTCTAACCGGTTTTGAGCTCTCTTCTGCGTAATAAGATTCTTCACGACAGTAGCAGCTTCCCGGCGAGCGTTCTTTAATATTATATTTGTGCTATTGAACTTATTCAACACACCCTTTCCATTTTCTTCCGAAAGACCAATTTCCTTGAAATAAGCAATTAGTTCATTCCTATTTGCGGTACGCTTTTCATCCTTTCTCGTAGCCAACAACTCTTCAGCATTGGTCTTGAGAGAAAGTATAGTGCCTTGACCCGCATTAAATTTGGCTAATATAGAATTTGTATTTGTTTGACTGAGTTTGAGTGTCTTTTTCATATACTTCTCAAGTTCAGATCTATTGGCGGCAAGTTTTTTAGCTTCACTTGCCTTTTTCAATGAATTCGCCTTCCCTTTCATCGTAGCCAAATTTGTATCTGTTTTATCAAATTGTGTCATGATAACATTTCTATCTTTAACATTCAGGTTGATGTTATTGACATATTGATAAAGATTAGTTCTTTCCGCGGCTCTTTTGGAGTTCGCTCTCTTTTTCTTCAATTCCGCAACTTCTTTCAACATTGAGTTCAATGTAACATTTTGTTTATTGAATTTGTTGAGAATATAAGCTTGATCTTCTTCTTCCAAATTCCTGGCAGCGGCTGCAAGTTTTGTAGTTTCCGCGGTTTTCTTAGCAATCACTCGCTCCCCCTGAACTTGGTTTGCTTTGTTGCGAATATTTTGAGCAGAAGCACGTGGTAGTGCATTTAATAGTTTCTTTCTATTTTGGTTGGTGAGCATATTCAAACCCTTGAGATATTCCGAAAGTTCCTTGCGAATCTCTGCCAACTCTGCGGCGTTGGAAGCATTCTTGAGTTTTTTCGCCTTCTTTTTGAGATTACTAAAGTCACCCGGTCTTTTATTGAAATTGCTCATGATGAGATTTTTATCCTTTTCTTCAAGGTTAAGTTCTGAAACATAGAAGAACAACTCATCACGTTTGGTCTTTCTCCTTGTATTCACAAGGTTTGTCGCCTCCTTCTTGAGGTTGTTCATTGTTGATGTACCATTGTTGTACTTTTCCAATAATTCAGCCTTATCATTCCTGTTAAGGTTGAGTGGGTTTAAGAACTTCACAAATTCTTGTTTATTTTTAATCATCTTTTGTTGGTTCCTCTGTTGCTTAATGGATTTAATTGACTGTAAGAGTGTAGTTACATTTTCTTTTTTATCGTCAAACCTATTGAGAATAATTCTCTTTGACCTCTTATCAAACCCATAATTGTCCATCGTTTTCTCAAGATGATCTCGTTGCACCTTTCTCTTGTCAGAAGCTCGTTTTACAGCCAAATTCGTAGCTTGTTTTTTGAGCGCGTTCCAATTGACAAATGAATTGCTTATCTTTGATGTTATATTCACACGGTCTTCATTGCTGAGATTATCAAGTGTTTCCAAATAGTTCCTGAATTCGGCATTACTCTCAACCCATTTTTCGTGTTTTCTAGACTTTTCAATTTCTTTAGCTCTACTCTTGAGAATATTAAGATTTGTGTTTGTTTCATCAAAGTTTTTCATAATTGAAGCCAGATTGGTTCTTTCAAGTTTAAGACCCTTCAAATAGTTGAGAAGTTCAGATCTAATCGCCCTTCTTTGCTGATTTAACTTCTTTTCCGCGAAGTCCGTTGCCTGCTTTTTGATGCTATTCAAATCGTCGGCGTTTCTGTTAAATGCGGTAATGAATGATTGCCGTTCGTTTGTATTCAATCTCAACTGAGAAAGGTGAGCCACGAGTTCTTGTCGCTGGCGCCCCTTGGCCATCTTCTTTTTCTCACCCGAAAATCTGATGGCGTTTTGTTTAATCGCACTAATATTACCACCATTTTTCAATTTATTCATAAATTTGTTTCTGTTTTCGGTGTTAGTAATATTCAGTTTGTTGAGAATGACCGAAAGCGCGGCTTTATTTTTATTTCTCTTTTCTTCAATCTTCTTTTGAAGAAGGCTGTTCGCGAATTTCTTTGATTCGTTAAGAGGGAGTTTTTTACCGATTACATTTCTCTTATTACCAGCATTAAGACCAATATTGGTCATATATTTGTTCAGCTCATTGTTCTCGGATTTCTTCAAATTGTTAGCCTTTTTCTGGGCAATTCTATTGGCTTCGGCCTTTAGAGAATTGAGATCTTCCCTATTTAGCTTCTTGGCGAGTGTATTTATGGTCGCGTTATTGAGACCCAATTTTCTACCATAGGAGTTTAAGTTTGCGACATTCTCCGCACGTTTAGCTTCAATCTTCTTTTGGAGAAGGCCGTTCGCTTCTTTCTTCAATACATCCAATGAAATTCTACCATTGGCATTAAATTTACTAAGAATTGAATTTCGGTCTGTGTTTGACATCTTTTTAGATACCATATACTCTTCAAGTTCATCACGATCTTTGGCTCGTTGTGTTTCAACGGATTTTTCAATCATAACATTGAGTTCTTTACGTAATGCATTAAGGTTCAAGTTTGAATTATTCAATTTTCTTATAAATGCATTTTTATTAGAATTTGAAAGGACGCTATTTTGAATATTCTTCTCAAACTTTTGTTTTTTGTTGGCCAAACGGTTATTTTTAGCCTTTTGCACCAACTGTGTTATTTCCTTACGAAGCGTAGCAAGGTTTGCTTCACCCGCTTCCATTTTTTTCATGATGCCAGCCTTTGTGGCGTTATCGAGATTGGTAGCATTTTCAAGATTCTTCTTGAGTGCATCCTTGTTAGCGAGTTTCTTTTCGCCAACTCTCTTATTTTTCAGTTCAGTTGCCTTTCTTTTGAGGGCATTTATCGTGATAGTGTTGCCATTAAACAAATTCAACATGTTGGTCTTGTCCTTATTCACGAGACCTAACTGATTCAAAAAGGCTGTAAAGTTATTCTTTTTCATGGTCTTGGCTTGTGTAGCTCTCTCCTTAGCCAAAGCTCTAGCTTTATTTTGGCTGTAATTACCACTATTCAAAAGAGTTTGTTTATCGTTTGGTGTGAGATTCTGAAGTGTATTCAAGAATGAACTATACTCTTTGCGTTTTGTGTTAGCGACCTCTTGGGTTCTAGTTTGTTTCAATTTCTTGGCTTCCTCAATCAATTTATCAACATTTCGATTACCTCCATTGAATTTTTTGGTAATGGTATTCTGATTAATTTGTGTGAGACCAAGCTGCTCCAAACGATTCATTAACCTTTTCTTGTCCGCATTGACAGCTTCGGTTTTTCTCTTCTTTTGAATATTAAGAGCTTCTCGTTTCAATGTATTTATGTCAGTGTTTGTAACACGCACCTTTTTCAGAATCATGTTTTTGTTTGATTGTGGTATTTCCAATGGTTGCAAAAATGAAAGAAGATTTTGCTGGATAGCATTCTTTTTCTCGTCCTTTCTCTTTGTTACAAGATCACTAGCTAGTTTTTTCATTGAATTTACATTAATATCGTCAGTAATACGACCCATTAAAGCCTGCTTATCGGCATTGCTTAATGCATAATTACCCAGAATCTGTTTAAACTGCTCTTTCTTTTTCTGAATACGAATAGATTTTTTAGTTTCTTGTAGTTTTTTGGCTTCCACAATGAGTGCATCAACATTCGAACCTTCTTTTTTAGCTCTATTTATAAAGGCTTGTCTATTAGCTGCATCTAATGTAGTAGTTTCAAGAAACATCTTCATTTTTTGTTCGTTTGTGCGAACGATGTTGCGCTTTTCGTCACTCTTGAGTTGAGCTTCAACCCTGAGTGATTTAAAATCACCAGTTGCGACACGCTGAATAAACATGGCCCTATTTGCGTTTGTAAGATCAAGTTGCTCTAAGAAACCAATGATATCATTTTCTTCCCTCTTAGCTTGTTGAGCTCTCTCCACAACATCCTTTCTTTTTGAAATCCCCTTTGAAATTTCATCCATAAATCTCTTCTCACTCCTGAGACCCAGTTGCTTAACTCTGGCAACGGCCAATTCAATAGAAAAATCTTCATTTTTTGGTACGATAGCTGGGACTGGCTGACTGATGGATGGTAACTGTGGTCCTTGAACACGACCGGTATTTATGTAATAGCCCGTTCCCTTGTTTCCCTTTCTAAAAACATAACCATTCTTTGAACCCTTAAACTTATTGGCCCCGATAAACTTTTTCTCTTCCTTCTTGCCGCCACCAAACAAACCCGCAAAAAATCCCTTTTTATTTGAATTATTTGTGCGTGGTTTCGCAACGTTTTTTGAATTGTATGTTTTCGTATTTGCGCGTGGTTTCACAGCACTTCTTGCACCACCCAAAAATTTTGGTTTCTCACCCCTTTTAAAAAGACCACCAGATGGAAATGTCACCTTTGAATTTTTATTTTTGGGTCTATTCTGACTAGTGTTCACCCGGTTCACTGCTGTGTTGTTCACTCGGTTCACCCCCGTGTTATTCACCCGGTTCACCCCCGTGTTGTTCACTCGGTTCACTGCTGTGTTGTTCACCCGGTTCACCCCCGTGTTATTCACCCGGTTCACTGCTGTGTTGTTCACTCGGTTCACTGCTGTGTTATTGTTCACTCGGTTCACCCCCGTGTTGTTGTTTACCCGATTCACTGCTGTGTTGTTGTTGTTTACTCGGTTCAAATTGTTATTATTCATCGCCGAGTTAACATTGGTATTGTAACCATTCACTGCTGTGTTTTTGGTAACAGAATCCCGTTTTCGTCTTGCGAATCTGACGGGTTCGTGTACTTTCATATAACGCAAGCGCCTACCAATCGCATCCGTAATTTGCATCTTCGTCATCTGATCAATATTCTTGAGACCAACTTTACGAGCAATTCTCTTGAGATCAACTCGCTTTGTGCTAGAATCAAAAAGTAGTTCATAGTCTTTGGGGTTCAATGGAGACTTCTTGTCGACCAAGTAAGTTCTCGATGAATTCATGACCATTGGTGGTAGAGGCAACTTATCGTCCTGAATATCCTGATAGGCTTCGCATATCTCTTTCCTTGTTAATTTAATATCAATCCCTGTGTTAAGTTTGATTAACTTCCTAATATTTTCTATATCTGCGTCGGGGTCACACGCATTCATTGTTTATATTAAGTTAACAAAAAAGTGGAGCAAATTATTTAATGGTAGAGTAACCTATATTATACAATTTAATCTTATCTTCGTAAGACATATTGAAATCAAATATATTGGTATCACCTACATTTATTTCTATAAATTCTGTATTTTCGCCGTAAGTAACTCTATTCGATAGAGATGAACGAATTAAAGATTCAACATACTGTCTAGGGTTGTTTATTTCTGTCTGATACACTCTATCCATTTTAAGTTTAATACAAGTAACTTCGGTTGGTTTCTTATCAAGAAATGGTGTCATTGGATACGCTTCTTGAGTCCCTCCATCTACGTATGTTCTTCCGTCATGCTTTCCACAAGCAAATATGAGAGGTATAGCTATACTCATACACACGGCGTCAATAACTTTCATATTGGGGTGGGTGTCCCTTGAGAAGTACTCCGTGGTTGACGTATTCAAACAAAATGCCGACACGTAAATCTTCATATCCAATTCTTCAAATGTCGGATCACAACCACAGATCTCAACGAGTTTTTCCCTAATAGGCGCCAAATCAACAAATCCAAATTTGTTAAAGAAGGAGCCTATGCGTATTTTAACAAACTCGGGGACATTTAAATTGAGTGCTATATTCACAATTTCATCAATAGACATCCCTAAAGCTAAAAAAAGACACAAGATTGACCCCGCAGAAGACCCAGATATTTCCTTGACATCTACAAGCTTGGATTCAAGTGCTTTAAGGGTTCCGATCAATGAGTATATACCCATTGATGCGGGCCCCAGAACAAGGTACTTCATCCTCCTATTTAATAGTATTGAGGAAATTGACGACGCAAAAGCGCGAAGACCACTGCAAATACGATCGCGTGGGTCAGCACCGCTGGGAGGCTCGTTTGACCAGATTGGAGAAGACCTCCAGAACCTGGGGGGATGGTCAATAACATACCCGGACTCAATATCATGAATAGAGTGGTCGTCACGATCAGGTCGGTCTTCGTCAGAACGAGACCCATCGACTTGGCGACGAGGGTATATACGAGGAAGAAGACGAGGGCGTGGAACATGACGGACATCTGGTCGGTCTTTCCGTTGGCAAACTTGATACTTTCGCCCGCGGTGGTTACGAGAACACCCGGGCTTAGAGCCAAAAAAAGAGAAGCTGGGGTTACAACTTTTGGGGAGGTGATATCTGGAAGCATTATTAATATAATGTTACATTATTTTGCTTAGTATGCTGTTCTGCAAACTTAACCCAATCATTAAATGTAGCCCCACGCATAAATTCATCTTGATAATTTATATCATGTAGGAACTCCTGAATCTTATCCCAGATATATGATAAGTTTGATTCATACTGAGACGAGACAAAGCCGCAATCGCCATAATGATCGTCATAACAAAACTCAACAAAATCAGAAAACGAGCATTCTGTCATGAGTGCATGTTCAAGGAATGCATCACTGATAAGTAGTTTAATGCGTCTCCATAATTCCCATAGTTCATCTGAGTGTTTGACTTCCCAATCATCAACACTGAGATGAATATCATCTTCATAATCTTCAATATCATCATCACTCTGGGCAACATCATATCCCGTTGTAGCTTCGTAAACATATTGACTCCAAACCATGATTATGTTCTTACTTATCCTTTGGGTTTCTCTTTTATCCCAGTTAACGAGAGTGAAGTTGATTCCTTTACTTTAATGTTGTCCTGAATAGCGTTTATGGCCCCTTCTACTTTGGCTTCATCTCCACCAAAAAATACAAGAAGACCTTCACGAATTGCATCTTTATTCATAGATCCCTTGCGCACGGATTTACGAAGGCTAATTTTACCTTTCCTGAGGTTAATGGTATCAATACCCTGACCAACCATATGACTCCGGACTGTCTCCTTCAGTCTCTTCTCTTCTTGGGTGAGGATTTTGATATCAGATTTTGCTTCAGCGAGTTGTTTTGAGAGCTCCACAAGCTTGGAAACGCTCTCGGAAAGTTCGGTAGGTACTGACATTATTACATAAAGCTATGGTCTTATCTTTAAGCGAAATTAGCACAAGTCGCGTTGCATACCATCAGCAACTATGGTGGAGTTGTTCCAGACATAACCATCCTTTGGATTTGGGGGATCCGCACGGATTTGTTGGTTAGAGTTGCGAAGGGCACCACCAACAGTCTCTGGGTATCCAGTTTGTTGACGTGGTTCAAGGAAATTTTGGCCCTTGAGAACGTCTTCTGGAGCAAACTGACCGAAGTCCTCCTGGGAAGCAACCTCCCGTGGAAGAAGACTAGACGCCAAGCCAGTCCCCTTGCGCATGGCGCAACTACCTTCGCCCTTGGAAGAACCAGACGCCGCTGGTGATGGCGCAAATTCAAACGGGGCATATTCATTTTCAGTGATAGAGTAGTTTGATTTGTTCGCGTTAAAGAGTAAGAAAACCAAGGCGGCAATGGCAACCAACATCATGAGGTTTTGAGTTCTACCCTTCATTATCTTTTATATATTATCAACAATTTAATTTTTTTACTGAGCTTCGTCATCATCGTCTTGGAAGGCATACTCTTCTGGGTAGACTTCGAGATTTGGTTCATCGAAGACCTTGACCTGGACAACATTCCATGCCGACCCAAAGGCCTTTTTGGCGAACCAGAGTCCGGAGAATTCCAAAATAACATTACACGTTCTCCCCTGTTTCATGAAGTCAACATCAACAATCTCCTGGTCACTGTTAAAAATTTTGGTAACTGCGACACATTCGCCTGTAATCTGATCATTCACATTCGGCGTTGGAGTATAAGCACTCTTGATAACATTTTCGGTCAGCTTCTTTCCAAACCATTCCTCGCAGTTTTCTTGCGCCGCGGCCAAATTTCCATCATCGATAGCCTGTATCTTAGACTTGTTTACGTCAGTGTTCAAATCGAAAACAATTTCATTCGAAATATCGGCAAGTGTAACCTTGTTAAGCTGAACAAAGCACTTTCTCTTTTCGTCGGTAAGCGCCTTGACAAAATACAAACCATCATCTCCCTTTACTGGGGAGTTGTACAACATTATAGTTGTTACGAGTCTCAATTCTTTAAACCAACAAACGGTATTTGTGCTGACCGCTTTATGATTTCGGGTGATACCCACTTATCGCGGGTTGGTTTGTGACCATATAATAGTTTAGATACCTGAATAAATTCAGGTAAATTTGCTGTATTCGTTGGTCTGTAATTATATTCATTTTTCACATAACTATTTGACCTGTTTTTCACCCACTCTTGTTTTTTAAGATTAAAACGCTGATTAGCATGCGTCTTGGAAAATCCTGGGATGTTGATATTCGGAACAGAAGTTTTCAATCCATATACAAACTGTTTCGCGATGCGATCAGCCTGGGGTTTTGTTGTATATTCCTGGTATTTATACGGATTGACTTTGGCAGCCAGTGACATATTTACTCTCGTATAACGGGGACTTCCACGTCTAACTGATTTTATTTTATTGTGTACGTGGTTATAAATTGTATTTATATCATCAGATGGTTTGATATTTATAAATTTATCGATCATTTTTGACAATTTATACATGCGCTGTCTATCCTTCTCCTTCTTTTCTGGTCTAAGACCCAATTTCTGCATAAGGTAAACATCATCAAGTAAGAAACGCTTTCCCGCCACGTATATACGTTTGTCATGAACCATCGCATTGGTGTTTTTATTTTTATACGTAACACCGGGTTTCTTAGATTCAATGACTTCATATCCAAATTCCCTGGGGCGCATGAAAGGTATATCCAAAATACCACCTAGAATTTGCTTTGTAATTTTACCGCTATTTATTGCGAAGTATCGCAAATTCAAATCGAGTGCAAATAATTCGACGTCAATAAATACATCACCCTTTGACGGCTGTCCACCACGCCCCTTCTTCAATTTTTTAATAAGTAAATATCGCCTTGTCACATATGGACCACTTTCAGAAAATCCCAAGCCTATAAATCTATTCAACTTTGTGGGTTTCGCGAGACGTTGTTTTACTTTCATACCGATATTTTTGGAAATTTCACCAAGTTTATTCCATAATAAAAGTTTAATAGCCTGAAGTTTTCCAAAATATCTTGAATCGTATGTGATTCTTGGAATGAACTTTGTGTCTATGTCACTCGTTACCAAGCGATTCTTGCGTTCAAGATGCATATTAAACGCCTCACCCCCTGAGATTACCAGATCACCCATGGGTTTGAGAAATTCGGAAAGATCGCCCACCGTTTTAAGAACGATGTCGCGAATTGTGTCGGTGACTATCGCGTAAACAATTTTTTCAAAGCTTTCTTTTTTGTGAAATCTTTTAACTCTATTTCTGAAAGCCGTTAAATTATTAGCGTTGTAATACTTTTCGAGAACCGGGTCGTTGAAAAATAAATTTTTTTTCAAAAATCTATTGATCACAGCCTCTGAGTAAATTTCCGTGTCCATTATTATATTGTAATATTATAAATGGTCTGTAAGATTATCGATGAGTGTAGATGTTATGCACATACTGGTAAGGGTAATCCAATGACAAACCAATTTTGTGCGAGCAGAAGGGGCGCCAAATTGTCAAAGTGTCCAGTGGATTGTTGTGCTGGTGGATGTCCAGGTCAGGTTAAAGGTATAGGTCCGAGACAACCCTTTCGTATTATAGAAGAACCAAAGCCTATGAAAGAAGAAAATTATCAGGTAGACATTATACCAATCGCGTTGGTAACACTTGTAGTCTTGTTCTTGGTTTACGCTACTTAAAGATTACCCTCATATGAAATGTATAAGATGTCTCTGGAAACTATTCAATCTGAACTTACTGCCCTCCGCTCTGAAGTCAAGGCCCTCACTAAGCTCGTCCGCAAGGTCAAAAACACTCAAGAAGACCCGGACGGTGAAAAGGCTAAGGCTCGCGCTGCGAACAACGGATTCAACCGCAAACAAGAAGTAACGCCTAAGTTGCGAGGGTTCTTGGGTCTTGCTGAAGGTGAACTCATTTCCAGATCTGAGGTCACCAAGGCGATCAACAAGTATATCACTGAAAAGGGACTCAAGCACCCGGAAAACGGTCGCCAACTCATCCTTGACGACAAGTTGAAGGATCTTTTGCAGCCACCGGCGGATGTAACTGTCACTTACCTTAACCTCCAAAAGTACCTCTCTCCACATTACGTGAAGAAAGCTTAAAAAAATAATACGTTCAAGTAATATGAACTTCAATCAACAAGATATTGAAAATCTGGTTGGCACAAAGATAAAAAATCTATCTTTCTACCAACGCGCTTTTACTCATAAATCCGCCCTCAAAGAATATGAACAATGCAAAGAGTCGTTTGAAACCCTTGAGTTTATGGGTGATTCTGTATTGGGGTTTATAATCACAAAATTCCTATTTGATAGATTCGAATCTCGTCAAGAAGGTTTCCTTACGAAGGCTAGAACAAAGCTTGTTCGTAGCGAGACTTTAGCTGATATTGCGTTAAAATTAGGTCTCAATAAGTTAGTTCTTATGGATGAGAAGGGTATTCGGAATGGTTGGAATAACAATCCAAAGATTCTAGAAGATGTATTTGAGGCCCTTGTGGGTGCTATCTATATGGATCTTGGTCTTCTTCACGCAAAAGAGTTTGTACTCAGGATTTATAATGATCCACAATATGTGGATTTAAAGTGTATTATGGTTGATGATAACTTTAAGGATCATCTCATGAAGTATTGTCAAATCACAAATATACCTCTCCCAGAATATCGTGTTGTGAGTCATTACGAAGGTGATTTTTACATTGATGCGTATGTAAATGGTGAATTTGCGGGGCGGGGACAGGCCAAAAGCAAAAAGCAGGCCGAACAATTAGCTGCTCGTGCATTCTTTGAGCAGCTTAAAAATTACAATCAACAATAAATTAAATCGGGATGCATCCCAATGTTAAAAGATTGCTTGATAGGGAATACGATGATCAGCGATCAGAAGCATGGCTAAAACTTCGCGGTAATATGCTTACCGCAAGTGACGCCGCATCGGCTATCGGTACAAACTCATATCAGACACCCGACGACCTTCTTCTCAAAAAATGTGGACTCGGTGAAAAATTTACTGGGAATGAAGCAACTGAATGGGGTACCAAGATGGAACCAGTTGCGATCCAACTGTTTGAAGAGCAATCTGGTGAAAAGGTGAACGAACTTGGATTAATTCCACACCCAGACCATCCGTGGTTGGGTGGATCACCCGATGGACTCACAGATACAAACTGTCTGGTTGAAATTAAGTGTCCTATGAGACGTAAGATTATACCAGGTCAAGTACCCCTTCATTATCAGGCACAGATTCAACTGTGTATGGAGATAATGGACGTAGAAAGTTGTTTCTTTGTCCAATATGCACCAATAGAAATTTCATGGCCCAATGAAGCTGTGTTTGACGTTACCGTTGTCCCTCGTGATAGAGAATGGTTCGCGAAATACCTCCCGGTCATGAAAGAATTTTGGGACAGAGTCCTCTACTTTAGGGAACACTTAGATGAGTTACCTAAACCAAAGGAAAAGAAAAAGCGAAAGAAAAAGGAAGTTCCACCTCCCGTGTGCGAAGTTCAAGAACTTTCCGAAGAAGATGCATATAATGACTATTAGGCGTCCTTGTCAAGATTATTTATTGCTTCGGTTAATAGGGTCGATAGTTCTGTGAGTTGTTTTATATTTTCGTCGTTTGATTTTTCCAGGGTTCGTATAAGAAGGTCTGTTCTTCTATGACTGGCTTCTATATACCAAAATGCCCTATGTTTTGTTATTTCCTTTGTATTTTCCGTGAACGAATATTTTTCCGCGAGACGAACCCGGAGTTCGGTGTTCCTTTTATGTAAACGTTCGCATTCATCACGCAGTAATTTTAAATCTTTTTTGGATTTCCCGGAAGTTTTTATAGAACTTTCGACCGTCACCGGTTTAAAATTTTGTTGTTTCAGCCATCCCGTGGTTGGTTTAATCATTTTGGTTAATCAAACTTGGGTTGTGGTCTTTAATGTATTTATTGATCATTTCAAGTCTGTCGTTATATTTTGCAACTGAATCAAGTTCTATTTCGATGGCTTCCATTACATCGGAATGTTCACCGATACCCGCAGGATTTGATAGATATATTTCTACATTAGCGCGATGTTTGGCAATCATGCCTTGTGCGTGGGCCTTTAAACATTCAATAATCGTATCTCTAGTCATTCTTGAATAATATGATTTCTATCTTTTAAGTAGATCACCTAAGTCGCTCATATCCATGTAAAAAGATAAAATGACTATTGAACAACAGTATAACCTTGCGAAGGACAACTTCAATGGTAGGCTATTTGCACCCTATCAACGCGAAGGTGTCCTTTGGATGCTTACTATGGAAAATCAAACATCTGGCCCCAAAGGTGGATTTCTTTGTGATGAAATGGGACTAGGAAAAAGTGCACAATTAATTGCCACGATGCTCGGAAACCCCCAAAAGAGTACTCTACTCGTCGTCCCCAAATCTATTATCACACAATGGGCAAATGAAATTAAAAAATTTGCTCCACAACTTTCTGTACACCTCTTTGATGGACCGAAGAGATATCTCGGGGATGCGGATATTATCATTGCTCCATATTCCCTTCTCTCAACCACAGAAAATACACAAATTCATACACATGAATGGGATCGGGTTATTTTGGACGAAGCCCACGAGATTCGTAACAAAAGTTCCAAGTTGTTCAAGAGTGTGTGTAGACTCAGGACCAGTATCAAATGGATTGTGACCGGTACACCGGTTTTCAACTCAATGAATGACTTTGTATCTCTCTGTGCGTTCCTCGGGATTGAAAAACCCCTCGTTCAGGGAATGACAAATAAGATCAAGGATATCTATATTCTTCGGAGAACCAAGGACGACCTGGCAAAAATAAACACGCGATTGGAACTCCCACCGTGTTATTTTGAGAATGTAGAACTTGATATGTTTCCCGATGAGAGACAGTTGTATGAGTTTGTTTTTAAGGATGCACAGGATATAATTAGGGATGCATTCAAACACGCTGTCAGTCTTAATGCAAAGAATATGGTTATTTTAGAATGTCTTTTGAGGGCGAGGCAGTGTTGTATATTCCCACAAATGTATCTTGATGGTATTGCCAAACAGAACGGAACACAACCAGAGCAATGGATTGGGAGATCCAATAAGATGGAGACCCTCTTTCGTATGATCAAATCCCATCCAAGTGAAAAAACCCTCATTTTCTGTCAATTCAGGGGTGAAATGGATTACATTCAGAAGAATATGGAGTGCCCAACTTTCCGCATTGATGGTTCAGTACCCAAGGAGGAGAGAGACAATCAGGTTAACGCGTTCAAAGAGGCGCCACCGGGTGCGGTATTCATTATTCAAATCAAATCGGGCGGCCAGGGGCTCAATCTTCAAGAGGCGACGCGTGTGTATATCACAGGCCCTTCATGGAATCCGGCTACAGAATTACAAGCCGTTGGGCGTAGTCACCGAACGGGTCAGACAAAATCAGTGTATGTCAAAAAATTAATATATAAGGAAACGGACACATTTGTGAGCGTAGAGGAGGAAATGATGGCTCTTCAGGGTCACAAATCTATCGTGTGTTCAAAGGTTTTAAATGACAAAAGAATTGAAAAGCAAATTCCAGTGAAAAGGACCACAGAAAAAATTTCAATTTTGGACATCAAAAAAATATTCCGTGCCTAATATATATAAAATGACAATCGGAAGCCGAGCCGAAGTATTCCACGGAACTGCGGACAAAACCTCAGGGGGTCTTACCCAACGGGATTTGATGTTGGATCCAAACGATGGCCAGATTAAGTCCGTTCAAGCGCACAAGTCCGCTCTTGCCCGAATGAAGAGAGAAGGCAAGAAGCACTTGACCAAGGTTTTCAAGCCAAAGAAGGGTAAGTTCACCCTCCAACCAAAGGAAGGTACTGCCGCTTACAAGAAGAAGATGAAGAAGATGGCGTAAAAATTTGTAGATGTACTATAAGAATGAGTCTCATTAAATGGGATGAGTCTGTTAAGTTGGCCAAGATCAAATTAGGTTTGGACCCTAAGAGATTTACCAAGATACAGGGTAAATTGCTTAAGGAGGCTCAGATCATATATCACCTTCTTCTACTAAATAAAAATAACGGTAATAAGTAAATATAAATGGCGGCACTTGCGGGTATGTTAGCCAAGAGTATGGCAAAGGGTATGGCAAAATCAGCCACGCGTCAGATGAAGAGAGAAGCGCGTAGTATGGCCAGGAATCTTAAACGGGACGCAAAGGAGTTGGCGTATGATTATCGCAATAAAGCCAAAGCCGCGGCGACTAATTATGTAGACGGTAAAAAGAAACGCATATACCAAACTGCCGGTAATGCATTCTATACAAAAACTGGCAGCGGGGGTCGTAACTATAGTCCCACACCCGCGTATTACAATAAACCGGGTACTGGCACGTATACACCACTTTAGATTTGAAATTGAAACCCTCTTAAATTCTGTGGTTCATAAACAACTAATTGATTAAGTTTCCAGGTACAACCAAACTTTCTGTTCAAGAAATACACACTATTCAATTCAACGATAGAATGTCCACTATTTCTTGCATAGAGACCATTTGAGACTTCGGTCTTGATGGGGTTTTTATTCGCATCATAGACCGCCGCCTTGATCATATCATTATGATCTATGTCAACCTTCACACGAAACTTTGGTTCGCGATCGGGACTTTCCTTAACATTTGAATTAAACATCGGAATGAGTTCTTCTTTGGTCATCTTCTTAGAAAAGATCTTTTCACTCTGTTCAACAACTGCATCAATGATTTTATTTTCAATTTGTCTCAGAGATTCGTAGAACTTTTTAATATAACTACCATCTTCATCGTAACCCTTCATGGCAAAATCAATATTGTATTTTGTAGCTCCAACTTCTGGGACGAAACCCGAAACACCGAAAGGCATGTATAACCGAGGAAATTGAATCCTCATGGGGGTACCTTCCTTAGTGGAAAGGACAATCTTTCGGTTGTTAAACTCGGAAATTTCCAAATTTTCGATAGCGTCGGTAATTTTGGACATTTTTCTAATTTATTAACCTATTAAAACTTTAAGCCGAGCAAGCGACACACTCGGGTTCAAGACTGAACTGAATTGGTCGCGCTTTTGCCTTTGATCTCAGGTAATACATTCCTGTTTTGAGCCCCTTCTTCCAGGCATACATGTGCATTGAAGACAATTTGGACAATGTGGGACTCTCCATGAAGAGGTTCATACTTTGACTTTGATCAATGAAACGGCCACGGTCCGCTGCCATATCAATGATATCCTTCATCTTGATTTCCCAAACTGTGCGATACAACTTCTTGATCTCATCGGGGATATCCACAATATTCTGAATGGAACCACCGGCCTTCACCATTAGGTCCTTCATATCCTTGGACCAAATACCAATCTTCTTGAGGTCTTCGACAAGATGACGATTCACAACCACGAACTCTCCCGCAAGTGTTCTTCGAAGGTAAATATTGGTTGTATATGGCTCGAAGCATTCGTTGTTTCCCAAAATCTGTGCGGTGGAGGCGGTAGGCATTGGTGCCATTAAGAGACTGTTGCGAAGACCATTTTCCTTGATGTGCTCTTTGAGAGAACCCCAGTCGTACATACCACTTAACTTTGTGTCATCGCCCCACATGTCAAATTGAAGCACCCCCTGTGACGCTGGACAACCTTCAAAGGTTTCATATGGGCCATCTACCTGCGCCAATTCACAACTCGCTTCTAAAGCTGCGTGGTACATTGTCTCAAATATTCGTGAGTTAATCTCCTTGGCCTCGTCCGAATCAAACGCAACCCGATGTAAAATAAATACATCGGCGAGTCCTTGAACGCCTAGACCAATAGGACGATGTCTCATGTTTGATTTCCGTGCAGTATCAACAGGATAAAAATTACGGTCAATCACCCGATTCAAATTTTTGGTGACAATCTTTGTGACTTCATGAAGTTTTTGATAATCAAACGTGCGAGTCTCTTCATCGACGTATTTCGGAAGGGCGATCGACGCCAGATTGCAAACAGCTGTCTCATCCTTATCAGTATACTCTAAAATTTCCGTGCATAAGTTTGAGCTCTTAATTACTCCCAGATTCTTTTGATTTGATTTTTTATTGCACGCATCTTTGTATAACATGTATGGAGTACCAGTTTCGGTTTGTGACTTGAGAATAGCCTTCCAGACTTCCGCAGCTGGTACAGTCGAACTGGCTTTACCCTCATCTTCATACTTTGTATAGAGGGCTTCAAATTCTTCACCAACGGCGTCAGAAAGGCCAGGTGCCTTATCCGGACAGAATAGACTCCATTTTCCACCTTCTTCCACTCTTTTCATGAATAGATCCGGGATCCACAACGCGGAAAACAAGTCTCTGCACCTCGCCTCTTCGTCCCCCTGGTTGAGTCTCAACTCAAGAAAATCCATGATATCCGCGTGCCACGGTTCAAGATACACGGCAATACTACCCTTTCGCCGCCCGGCCTGATTTACATAGCGAGCTGTAGCGTTAAATACTCGAAGCATGGGAATGATTCCATCTGATTGACCATTCGTACCTCTAATACGAGACTTATTGGCTCTTACGTCATGTATATGAAGACCAATGCCTCCAGCCCACTTGCTTATCTGCGCACATTCTGTTAAAGTCCCATATATACCGTTAATTGAGTCCTCTTTGTTTGCGATCAAAAAGCAACTTGACATTTGCGGTCTGGGGGTGCCAGCATTGAAGAGAGTTGGCGTTGCATGAATAAAAAGGCCTTTACTCATTTTTTCATAGGTTTCCAAAACGGAGTCAATATCATCACCGTGGATACCGATGGCAACCCTCATAAACATATATTGTGGGGTTTCCATCAGAACGCCATCAAGGCGCTGAAGATATGATTTTTCTAAAGTTTTAAGACCAAAATAACCAAAATCGTAATCCCTTTTAGTATTGATGTCATCTCTCACGCGCCCGGCAACACGGGCAACTTCATCTGTGACAATTCCAGCTTTTGATAGTTTTTTCATGGCGATGTGAAAATTATTGGGGCACACCTTTTGGATATTACTGGCGGTAATACGAGTTGCGAGTATTTCATAGTCTGGGTCTATTGTAATCATTCCGATGCAAACTTCTGCTGAAAGGGTGTCAATCTCCTGAGCGGTGATACCATCGTAAAGAGATGAAGCGACCTGCTGAGCAACTTTAGAAGAATCACAATTTTCGGAGAGTCCATATGTTAGATTCTTGATCCTATTGGTGATGTTATCAAATTTCATATCCTCAATACGACCTGAGCGTTTAACGACTCTCATGTTTTCTGATTATTATTCGTGTTTTATTTTTAAACTATTTCTTACATTTCTTGAGGTCACCACTTCGCACTGGAACTGGTCCGACGATTTCGTTCTTACGATCCGACTGGAGAAGATATGTATTGTTGTGGAAGGGACCCTCCTTGCCCGCTCTACTTACTGGAGCATATGATCCAACGAAGCAGGCTGGGGGTTTGCATGGAATTTGCTCAACATTTTTTGGTTTGTTGGCATAGACTTCGTCGAAGTTGGCAGGGTTCAACATTTAGTATTGACGGAGTTTTTTTTCCGAGGGTATATTAAATGTGTGACAACCTCCACCTCGACTCCCTCAAGCAGTGTGAGACTCCACTCAACACCCTGTTCTTTTCCGAGTTCAACCAAAATCTTCTCCAGCGTGGAATTCGCCAGGCATTCAAGAATAAGACTGGGATTGCGATTGATCGCCAAAACCCAGATGACCTGTATGGAATCATGCGCGTCGTGTTTATTAACAACGCGGGGGACCATCACTCTCATGTGAATAAACAAGTTCAAGAATTGAATACACGTGTCATTGAAATGGCTTTGGGTCATATCCAAACCGGTGTTTCTCAATATATGTCATATATTAAAGACATAGACACTATCAACTCTCCCTTGGATCTACCAAAAAACACAAGTACATACGGCAACAAGGTTGATAAAAATAATAAGATCGGAATCAATTAAAGTTTTGCACCGTTAGCAAAATAAGATGAGCCTCAATTATTATAAATCAGAAACCGAAAAAGTGTGTAAATCAAAGGGGTGGGACCGTGCTGCAGTAGACACAGTCTGGCTTTTACTTACTGAAGAAGTTGGTGAACTTGCCTCAGCCATTCGCCAATACAAAAAGACATACAAGAAGACCGGCCTCAAAAAGGAAAGGGGTACAGATGTCATGATGGAAATGGGTGATGTATTTAGCTATCTATTTCAACTAGCTCATATGTTGGATGTTGACCTGGACAAAATGTGGGAGGAGCATCGTACCAAAATGAGGACGAAAAAATATAATCTGACGTAAATATAACTATGAGTAAGTATATGCTCAATGATGAAGACGCTATAAACGATGTCAATCCATTTGTCTCACACGATTTCTCCCTTCCAGGGGGTGTGGGGCAGACGGGCGATTTCGCAGATTTTTCTAAAACTCGTTCAGAGCCGGGCATCGAAGTACCAGCTAAAAGCGTTTTCTGTGATTATGCTTTATGTAAAGACATCGATGATACTTGTCCTTTATCTAAACCACTACACCCGCGACGAAATATAGATCGGGGTTTCGTCGTTAAAAAACCACTCGGCGATCTTATTAGAATTGGTGTGGCAAATAAACCCCGGTTTTCCATTACCGGTTGGTTGATAATTCTCATATTCATTTTTACTGTTCTATATTACATAAAACGTTAAAAAAGTACTCAAGTCTTGATTCGTCGGTTGTTCTTTGTATCAAATCGGCTAATATGTCTTCACAAAACTTTCGAATAAACTCCTTCTGCCAAGCACTCTCAATATTAATTCGGGGTGGTTGGAATGTGGGATCAAGAATTTTACTCGCGTGGGCTACGCGAATATATGTATGTATATTTCTTCTATCGGCTAGAATGTTTTCAAGGGCCAGTTCGGCCATTTTCTGACGAACCTCGAGGGTCTTTTCACACATCGTGTCTAAGAATTTCTCATAAGGAATGGATTGCGTTTTTGAAGTAATCTTAACCCAGTCGGCTAGGGGTTTTGTGTTAATGTAATCCCTATATGTATTATAACCCTTGCCCCTAACAAATCGTTCATGTTCAATCTCGACATATTCTAATTCGGATTCAACATCATACACAGCCAGGGCCGATTTAATGAAGGATGACATTATTGATCAACAATCCA